TAATGTCTTGTCTGTTGTTCCAGTCTTTTAATGTCATGCTATAGGTGCGCTAGGTTTTTCAAACGCGGAACGCAAATTAGCCGCTGTCTGGGCATCTTGTAAAGCTAATTTTTGTTTCAATTCAAGTTCTTTAAACCTCGCATCCATAGCGGCTTTTTCTTGTTTCAACTGCATGTCCAATTGATGCTCCTGCATTTTCATCTGCATCTGGGGAGAAATAGGTTGGATCGCTCCCTGTTCCAGTGCGGCCTGCTGTTGAGCTTCGGCTTCGGCTCGGATGTCTTGCTCAACATCCCGTTGAAGATTTACCACGGCCTCGCGCATAAGATTCATCGCGAGATTAAACTGACCGACCTCGCTTTGCTTGGTTTTGTCTTGGGCGATGCGGACCAGATGATTATTGCAATGCTCGAACATCATCGTCAAAAACATTAAGGTTTGCTGTTTATTCTCCACCTGTCCGTTTTGAACCGCCTCAACCATGGCCTGAGTCTCGCCCAAATGAACGTTAAGATGGATCGCGTGATTTTCATTGGGCATAACCGTGATGGTTTTACCAGCCTGCATCGAACCGTTTTCAAGCTCGGCAATCTTGGCGTCTACAGGAACACGATTTTTAACCGTCGGATTGGGGAGATACCGGTCAACCTGATCGTATCCGACCCTTGCTGCGACACGATCCCGAACCGCATTGATCTGCCCCATCTCGTCAAATCTCGGGAGCAACTGCATAAACTCATTAAAGGCGGTCAATCGTGCGGCGGGAGATCCAAGACCAACCGCCCGAACCGCATCCACATCATAAACCTCTTTGACTGCCTGCCACGGAACTCCGCGCTCCTCAAGACGTTTGCGGAACTTTTTGGCTTCCTCGGAACCGGATTCTCCGGAAATCCAGGTATCCCGTTGCAACCGACGAAACTGCTCGCGAAGCAATCTGCCCCAAGGTACATAAAACAAATTCAAAGAGTTAGCACTTAATACGGCCTCGTTGGCAATCTGAGCTTCAACTTCGGTGGCCGTTCTTGGGTTGCCAGTTGGCGCATTCATCTGAGTCCTGTAGGACCCAGTGTTGCTCTGACGGACCATGGCCATCTCGTTAACAATAGGCTGGACGTTTGCGGCTAAGTTCGGGTACTGCGTTTGTACAACCTGGAGTCCAGGCGGCAAAAACGAGAGAGGTCCGGAATAAGCCATCGTCATGCGAGAAACATCTTCGGCGGAATTAGGTTGCAGAAGAACTGAAGTTTGCAACATGGCTCCGTCCGCCATCGCGCACCGCAAACGATTAGTCATCTGAATGTGGGGGAAAATCTTGTATCCCAGACCTCGGATAGAATGATACTGGCCATTACCCACACCGTATGTGAAAATATGGAACGCCTCGGAAGCGCTCTTAAAACGGTGAAGTTTCTTGAATAGAAAATCTCCCATTCCGTCCCGGCGACCGATGGCATGAGAATAAGATCCGTCAAACTCCCTTACATAATAATGAACCACGTGAACCTCGCGACTGCGAACGTGAGCAAAATAAAGGTCGTTGTTTTTAAGTTCCCGCTGTAGTTCTTCCCAGTTATAAGAGTCAGTTGGAAGAGTTGTAGTGGCGTCGCGGATAGCTTGTTTAACCGCGTCTACATTCCACCCGGCTTCTTTTGCAACTTTTTCGTTTTCGATATACCTATAAAGTTCGTGGGTCAGATAAATACGGCGGACGCAGGCAATCTCCACTTTGTCCTCCGTTGCCGGGGTCCCGCGTGGGATAAGAAAATCTCCGATTGGACACACGCTCCACTGCCAATTGCGTTCGTCTTCAAAGAAAGCCACTCCCAAACCCTGGGCAATAAAATAGTAGGAAAGAAGTTGTTCGCGAAAATAAAACGCCGGCCAGTCTTTGGTCAGCAAACGATGAAACTCTTCGGAAATAATGGCACTATATTCTTCCCTCTGACTCTCATCGCCAAACTTTGTTTTTACATTAACCAAGCGATCGACCGAGGTTACAAGATCATTGTAGGCGGACAGAGCTTTTTCCAGATCAGCCGCGGCTTCACCAAAATTAAGATTGGCCCGGTACGCCTGACCAAGCCGGCGTAAAACGATTGGATCGTAAGGTGCCGCACCATCAAACATATCCATGATGCGCGTACGATCTTTTGCGGATTGCTCGTCGGCGAGGTAAAGATTTTGATAAATGCCGTAAAGCCCGGCGTGATTAGTGATGCGGGTCTTCGGAGCTTTTCCGCTTTTGTCCAGATTTAACAGACCGTCAGCGGCTCCAGATTCGGGGTTTAAAAAGAGTTTTTCGTCCACAAGTCCATCCAGTATGGATAAATGCCTACGGCCTGTCAATCACGATTTACTGGGATAAAAAGGAGCCGGGGGATATGGCCGAGTCCAGCTTCCTAGCCTGATCAATCCAGGATGATCTGGCTTTCCCGCCGACCAGCGACCCGGCCTGAATTCCAAGTCGTTGTCTGGCCAAGTCAAGGCCGAGGAAAAAGGCATCTGCCAAGTCGGGCGACCTACCCAGTCTCAACTTGTAATCCCGTTTAGGCTCCACAGTTACTTTACCCCCGGCTGTTGTCGTGTATTTACGCCCAGTCATCTCCTTCGCTAGATCCGGCAAAATGCCTTTGAGCTGGTTAGCCCTCATATACTCTACACCGGAAAACCACAGTTCGGTAACTCGATTCGTATACTTCTCGGTTCCCTTGATCGGGTTGGTAATGCTTACTGGTAAGCTAGAGGCTTTTTCACCAAACTTGATCCGCAATATCCGTTGCGACCAGATTTCTGAAAGAATGTCGCAGAAGGGATCGCCGGCACCGGTGGCGTCGATTGCCACTCGCTCCGGCGGAACCCCATTCTCCTGGCAGATCCGCATGACCTCCCGAGCAATCTGAAAGTTTCTTGGCTCAGGCTTGGTCACGTCCTCCCGCAAATAATGAAACCTATGCAAGCAAACGGCTGGCCCGGCTTCTTCACTTTGTCCATACTTAAGGATAGCTAATACCGACCTGTCGCCCCCATTAGTAAAAGCCGGATCGAACCCGGCAAGAAACAAAGGTTGTCCAACCCACCGTGGCTCACGGGTCACGTCGTACTTCCTAAAGTCGGCTTCCGAATATATACCTTCCTCAGCCCCCACTGGGGCAGGGAATGACCTAATGAACCGCCAGAAAGACAGGGAGTTTTCGCCTTCGTTTTCGATGGCGTATTTGACCTGCTTAGATGTAAGCAAGAAGGGCCACTTGTCGTTGTGTTCGATATTCGGAGTCTTTAGTCCGTCCAGGTGGATGCACTTGCCAAGTTTGGTGTCCCACTCTTCCGAATCGACGGTGACCGAATTCCACCCGTCCTTGGGCGTGGAGAAAACACCGAACGGATCGTACTGGGAATTGAAGTTGCCAAGGGCAACGCACTGAAAGTATGGGTTAGCGTTAAGATTGTTAATTGCCTCAAAAACCGAGTTTGTCACGTCAGTCGCCTCGTCAATAATCAGGAGAACCCGTTTGTTTTTCAAACCAATCAGTTTCGCCGTGGCTTCCTTTTCCTTGTCTGGGCTGGAAGGAACCAGGGTAATCGAGGACCGGTCGCTGGCTTCTCCTGACTCTTCTGGGTTTAAAACAATCTTACCCATCGAGTCGATCAGCTTGCCCGGCAGACCTGGAACCTGCATGTATCGCTCACGAATGGAACCCCATAAACGCTTCCTCGCTTCTCGGACTGACGTGGTGGTTACCAGAACGAGCGTCTCATGCGGGGCACAAAGCCAGTTGACCAAACCCCACATGGCCAAAGTCGAGGTCTTGGCCGAGGACTTAGGGCCGGAGATAGCCAGGTAATTGTGCTCGCACGCACGCTCGATCATCCAGTCAGCCCAAGGATGCCAGTTGAATCCGTTTTTGTTTTTCTTGGCGTGGTAGGGCCACAGGATGTTTACCGCGTTTTTAAAATGCTGGGCCTTGCCCAATCCTCCATCCTCGGGGCGTAAGCCCCATTTGAAGGCGAGCAATTCGATGTCGAGATCGCTGGCCCCGTCAGGCCAGGACTTTCCATATTTCTCAATAGACAAGCGGTCACTCTGCATAATGACTTGACAGTTGTCAATTTAAGTTCAGTCTGGCCGGACGCTTGGGAACACATATGAACCGTGAACAGCTGTCAAAAAGGAAAGGTTGGGGAACGTGAGTGGCGCGACGTCCTCAAAGACAAGGGTTTCGAGGCGCGGAGGGGCAGGCAGTTCTCTGGGAGTCCGGACAGCCCCGACGTTGTCTCGAACCTCCCTTTTCACTTTGAGGTCAAAAGGGTTGAGGCCCTCAACATTGATAAAGCTATGGAGCAGGCCCAGCGAGATTGCGGAAAGAAAATGCCTGTTGTGGCCCATCGAAAAAACAAACGTCCGTGGCTGGTTACGATGCTTGCGGAAGATTGGCTCACGCTAGTCCGTGAA